GCTATATACAATTGAGTGGTATACAAAAAAAGCATACACAAATATTAAACAAATTAAAAAAAATACAACTGGAAATTAACATTATGCTATCCAAACAAGGTGGAAAAAATAAAGAAATCCAAGAACTAATAAGAAGTATTGAAAAAATAATTAAAACGTCTGGTCTATCAGATGAAGAAAAAAAAACTTTTGAGCCAATAAATGAATCGTTTGAAGATGCTAAAAAAAAAGAAGACGATGAAGATAGGATTTCTAGTTTGAAGATAGTTGAAAAAGAATATATTGATCTAATTGATACGATAAATAATAAAAAAATTGTTAAAATTAAATCAGAAATTGATAGTATTATTAATTCAATTGAAGAAAGTGTTAAGAAATATACTTCTGAAGATAAACCTGAAATAGAAACGGAATTTAATACTCATAAAACAAATTACAAAGAAAAAGTGGAGAAAGTTGACATAAATGGTCTCATAAAACTTAAAATTGATCTTGAAGAAATGAACATAAGTCGATTTGGCAAAATTAAAGTTTATATGAAAATTAAACCAACTCAATTGGGTGATAATATTATTAGTAAGGATGGTAGTTATATTATAAATGATTTTTTTCAAATTAATAATGATCAAACTATTGAAATACTTCCTGATAATAAATTTGGTCCATTTTCTAAAGTTTCATTCACAACTGAAAAAATCGGCAAAGCTGAATATAAAAATATTACAAAAAATAAAAATCTATTTGATGAAATGTCTGGTGAAAATTCTCCATTAAATATAAACAGTTTATTAGGACGTTCAACAATTTTATTTGGGTATGGTATATCTGGTTCTGGAAAAAGTTGGACTATTCTTGGGGGTAAAGATGATGAAGGATTAATACCATTATTAATTAAATCATTAACTACTAATGGTATAACTGTTAAACCTTTTAAGATTTTTGAACATCATTTAAACTCAGATGATTTTATTAAAACTGATCCATCAAGACCTCATTTCGAAGAAGGTAATTTAAAAAGTAAAATTAGAAATTTTGATTTGAACACATATGCAAAAGATAATTCCCCAATAGATTTTATAAAACTTGAAAAAGCCAGAATAGAACTTCGTAGTATTAAAGAAACACCAAACAATCCAACTTCAAGTAGAACACATTTATTCATTGTTTATGAAATTGAAAAAGATCGAAAAACTGGGTATGTAACTTTCATTGATTCAGCAGGAAAAGAAGAACCTCTTGAAATAGCAAAACAGTTTTATACAAAATCAGTGTCTGGAGAAGACATCAAAAATGCTGCTTTACCATTTGCTGTTAAACCTATTACCGCCAAAGACCCAAAACTTAGTTTATTTTCAAGTGCTTCATACTCAAGAATAGATTTTTCAAATATAGAAAATTTTGAAACTCTTTTAGAAAAACCCAAAGTAAATCTATATATTAAAAAATTGGAATTTATAAAAGACGTAATGATGGAAGGATTTTTCATAAACGAATCTCTCGCTCACATGATCTATTATTTCACTGGAGAAGAAAATATTTCAGGTAATACTATACTAAATAGAACCTTAAAAGATGATTTAAAAAGAGAATTAGAGAAAGGTGAATTTATGAGAGATCAAAAAGCGGATTCTGTTAAAAATTACGAATCTTATGATAAAAAAGGTAAGTTGAATGTCTTTTATAAACCACCTTCGTCAAGAATAATTGAAAAGATTGAAACATTGGTGGAATCAACTGATAAGGATCCAATAATGATAACAACTATTTTTGATTATTTAACGAATTTATGCACTGTAAAAGATCAGAAAAAATTTAAATTTGTTATGCTTGGAAACACTCGAACAGAAGCAAGATATAAGGATGATATAATTAAAACTTTAAGGTTAGTGGATTTGCTGAAATCAACTTAAAAATGTCCTTTCGAAATTTAATTTCTAAATAAAAATTAAATTTACTTAAATTTACTTAATTTCTCTTCTATTTCATCCAAAATTCTAAGTATTTCTTCTTCTTTTTTAGAACAATCACATTTGCTACTATTTTCAGTTTCACCGCTTAAAGCTAAACCAATATTAAAATAAGGATTATTAAGAATATCGTCGTTCAGCATCATTCCGTCATTCCTTTTATTTTTTTTGGAATTTTTCTTAGACTTTTTTTTAAATGATTTGGATTTTTTCTTATGAGTTTTTTTGTTTTTTGTTTTGTTTCTCATTTCATTTATTTATATACTATAATAAAAAATATAATTTCGAAAATATCAAAGTGAACTTCCAGATCCGAAAAAAATTATAATTGACTTTTAACTAAATACGGTTTAAAGATATGTTATATATAATTAAATATGAAAGATAAACGAATGTCAAATCCTAAGAACTTCTGTGAAGAAGCAATGAAGTTAGATATAAGATATGAGTATTTAATAGAAGCTAAAATGTGTGTTGGTGGTCAAAAATTGGCTCAAATGTTTCAAGGGAAATCTCTTAGAGGAGGCGGAGATTCATTATCATCGGCAACTATTGAAAGTTGGATCAATACTTTTATTTTTGTTCAAAATAATCCAGATGAAGAAGATAAAGATCAGTATTCTGCTAGGCGACTTGAACCTAGAGATTCTTGGTATAAATATCTTGAAATAATTAAAAAGCCTATAGAAGATGAGGTTGTTAAAATGTGGAAAAATCTTTCTGCTAAAAAATTGGGAGATCAAGCAGAAAAATATGGTATAACTCTTGGAATTAGAAACGCAAAAGCTGTTGCAAATTTACAACAAAGAATGTTGGATATGGTTGAAAGACGAAAAAATAATATTTGGAATAAAGTTGATGAAGAAGTTGAAGTTATTGATGGCTTGATTGATGGTGTAATTGATTATAAATTTAGAAATGTTCCTGAACTTAGAAGAATTTGTAAAGAACGTAATCTTCAAAACGCTCATATTACTGATAAAGAAGGGTTGATTGAACTTTTAGAAAAAAATCCTTATAATGCTGTATATAGTTTGGATATCAACAATATTTATACTATGACTCATCCAGAACTAAAAAGTTTAGCAAAAGAGAGAGGATTTAACGAGTATAATAACGTTAGTAAAGCAGATCTTTTAAAAATGCATGAAGAATACGAGCTAGAATTGAAAAAAATCGAAGAAGAAAAAGATAATGAGAATGTTTTAGATACATTTGAATTCGAGGATAAAGTTATTCGTGTAATTAGACACAATGATGAACCATGGTTTGTTGCTAAAGATATTTGTGATGCTTTAGAAATGACAAACTCAAGAATGGTAATTTCAAACATTAATCTACCTGAAAATTGGAAGGGTGTAAAAGATATTTACACCCTTGGAGGGGATCAAGAAATGGTTATAATAAATGAACCGGCTTTATATAAAATTATTATGCGATCTAATAAACCTAATGCTCAGATATTTCAAAATAAAGTTTGTGAAGAGATTTTACCTTCAATTAGAAAGAAAGGTTATTATAAATTAGAAGAAAAAGAAAATTTTTTATTACAAGATAATAGACCCACAATTAAACGTATTCTTGATTTATCTGAAATGGATATTGAAGCTGAACTTTTGGAAATTGACTATGATTGGACGAAATGGACCAATAAATGTGTATTATATGTTGTTTATATTGGTGAAGGTTTAATAAAACTTGGTTTTAGTGATCACAAACTTGATAAGAGAGAAATTAAACATCAGAGTTCAGAAAGTAATTTCAAGCAATATCGTATGGTAAAGGTACTTGAAATTTCTGGGAAAATTGCTGAAGACAAAATGAAGGAGCTACTTAATATTTACCGAGTAAAGTTTCATAATCAACATGAAATTTTTAAACCTACCGGTACTATTGCAAATTTTATCGAAAATTTAGAAAATTTACTAAAAGATAATGATTTGCATATGATAATTACCTTACAACAAAAAGAAATAGCCGAATTAAAGCTTAAAGTTTGTGAAATGGAAAAGAAAAATTTGGAATTGCAGCTACAGTTGAAATGAAATATAAGTTTAATAAACGATACTAACGATCTATTTAAATTTTTATACAATTTTCTGTATAAAAACCTAATAATTTCTAAACTATATTTCTAAACTCTCAAATTTCCAGTAGAAACCACCAGTGAAAGTTTTTCTTTTTATAGCAGAACTTAAAGTTTTAGCATTGATATTATTATCTTTTGACGCTAGTACAGAACTCTCGTATATCTTAATTAAATTATCATCTTTATCACATTGAATAACTTTTTTGTTATGAGCGTGTTGTAAGTTCTCAATAGAAGAAACCCATTCAAGATTTGAAATATTATTATTTATTCTATTTTTATCTTTATGATTTATTTCATGTTTTGTTTTTGGGTCATCATTTTCAATAAAATGTTTTGCAACTAGAAAATGAACTCTAAATTTTTGTCGCCTTTCATGTCGTTTACGGGTATATTCCTTGATTTCTTTTTTTTCATCGCATTCTGTTGCGTATAAATCAATAATATGGTATCCCGAGCCATTTAGAGATGGATTCAAAAATCTTTTTGATTTTTTCGAGTATACTCGTCCGGTATCGGTAATTATATAATTTTCAAAACCTTCAATCTCTTTACCCTCCGGTTTTTCTTCAACGATTGTCTCATCAACGTATTTCCAAATATATCCACCCGATGTTTTTTGAGTTCCATTACACACACTAATTATATAGGTATCATATTTCAAAATATCTCTATTGTCTTCGAATGCTTTTGTAATTGATTCGTACACCTTTATATCCTTTGTTTTTGGACATATTCGCTGAACGGCGCGATGATTAGTTGCAACTAATAACCCATTTTCGGCAGCGTGACGAGTGTTTTCCAAATTTGTTGTCCATTCAAGATTAACTGAACGATTATCTAGTTTGTCACTGTTTAGGTGATTAACAATAGTTTTCTTTTCAGGGTCGTCGTTTAGACAAAATAGTTCAGCAACTAAACGATGAAGCCGAAGTGGTTTTTTTTCTAATCCTATTTCATTATTATCTGGATACAACGATACTTGAATATATCCATCTCCATCAATAGATCCTTTAATTATTTCATCTCTGACGATATGTTTTACACGTCCTAAATTTGATATAGTATATTTTGAATAGTACTTTTTAGTTTTCCATTCTTCTGTAATTTCTTCTTCCATATGTGTGTTTACCATAATATTGAATTTTAATTAGAAAATCAATTTTTATACAAATTTTGTGTATAAAAATCAACTATATTTATAATCTTTCACGGGCACGTCTTTCACGTCTTATTTTGTTTGCATTGTCTTTGTATTCTTGAGTTTTCTGTTTTGCCAAGATAGTTTCTTTATTTTTAGCATAGTGTTCTCTCTTCTGGGTATTTATCTCATCTCTTTTGATTTCTCTGCGATCAGAAACACGTTTCTTAATAGATTCCTTATTTTTTTCATACTTAGCTTTATCCCTTTCTTTTTCAGTTCTTGTAAGAAAAATTTTTTTATTTAACGGAGGCTTAAGTTCTTGTAACCAATGATTTTCTCGTATGATAAGGTTTTCTATTTCAATATCATCCTCAACTAGTTCAATCGCAAAATTATCTCGCCCTTTTTCTCTTATATAAGTGTATAAAGGAGTTGTTCCTTTTATTGAAGCAGATTGATGATCTCTTAATCTATCAAAAATTTCTTTAACTGTTGAACCAATATAAAATTGAGAACTATCCAAACTATAAAAGACTTTATATACACGACCAACATCTCTATGTGATATAATATTTGGCGTTTTCATATTCAATACTGGCTTTAATTCAGTGTAATGTTCTCTTTCTCTAACACCGATTTCCTCAATCTTTTCGATTTCAAATTCTTCTATTAATTCAATCGAGAAATTTTCAACACCATACTCTCGAATGCAATCGTAAAGTTTACCTGGTTTATTATGTTTGGCATTACTCATATGCCCTTTAAATCTTTTCTTGAGAGTTTGAATAGTTGAACCAATGTAGATATCAACTGTTTTAGTATTAACTATTTTATAGATACGTGCAGTTTTCATTTATTTGTGATAAAGGTTCCGAATTTTTAATTAGAAAATCAATTTTTATACAAAAAAATTGTATAAAAATTTGTTTGAATTTGTAAAATTGTTTTTGAAGCACGAAATAAGGTCTTCAAAGTACAGGAAATCCAAGCGCCGATTTGTTCCTGTTGTTACAGGCTGAATTATTTATTCAGCCTGTAGGGATACCTTTACTTTCGCAAAGGAGTAGACTATATCTTAAGAAAATCTCTTTTTGAGAAATTTCCCAACTACCATTTAGTCGTTGAACTGCATTCTACCAATCACTGGTTTAGAACTTGGCTGCAGATTGCCCAATCTTTTGAAATTTTTACTGTGCCCACGCCATTACGCTTGGTTCCTATAGGTATATTTCTATCCTATGGTAGTATTCAAAAGTTCTAAGGGGTTTCCCGCAATTTGATAGTTTCGCCCAAGAATCAAAGATCGATTCGGTGGACTAGCCAGTTACATACACGCAATCATAATAGAACCGATTGGTGGTGATAATTTACACTGTTTTCCCATAAAAGAATTATCACATCTTTTATAGCAGCTGACTGTTGGAGGCACGTCTTGGTGTTTACCTCCCGATACACGGATAATGTTATTATTAATACAAGTTACAACGAACTCGAAAGTTTGAGCACTATAGTATCCAGAACCAGTAGCTCCTCCACCAGCAGCAGCGGCTACAGCGGCAGAAGAAGCTTCAGGAACGATAGACACGTTTGTTAGCTTACCGTAGTTAGTAGAACCCATCGGATCCAAAGCCATAAAATCAAGTGAATACGAATACGAGTGGTATCCAATGATATCAGGGATAGTAGGAGCGTGGAACCAAGGGTTAACAAGCGAGAAGTAGTCAGAACCCATTTGAGTCAAACGATTGGTGTTCTCATAGATAAGAGAAGTTTGAAGAATGGGGTCAGCGGCACCGTCGGGATAGAACAATACAACAGGGACTTGATTGGATAGAGTGACAGTGGGTGATGAAGTAGAGTAAACAGACCATTCAGCCTTGCAAGTAGTATTACGAACAGCGAAGAATAGAACTCTAATAGCATGAGAAAATCTAATGTCGAAACTCTGAGAAACTGAGGTTCCAGGAGTAAAAGAAGATCTAGGGGCTGTTTGAACCTGCTCTATTAGAATGTCTCTAGGGGCACAAGCCATTCTCTTACGTTCATCGTTGGAGACAATAGCATAGTTAGCCCAAACTGCGGCACTCAAAGAGGGGGCAGTTCCAGTGGTCAAGTCGGAAGGTTGAGCGGCAACACTGTTAGTTTGTTCATCATCATAACTGAGGATCAACAATTCAGAGAAGTCTCTGAAAGTGAAGTTAATTCTCATTTCGTTATAAGGAAGAGCGGCGGTTGGTAGAGCTACACCACTATCTCTTCCATAGAAGAAAGGAAGAGGAAGATTTAGAGTGTAGGAAGGAATAGCAACACCAGCACCATGAGGATCAGTCAAATCACTGACGTTTCCGATCATATTGTCATATCCGTTTCTCTTGCTAGCGGGAACAGTGAAAGCAGCCCAGAAATCAAGATGGTAGTTATCAAATCTAGCAGCAACCAAATCATTGAAAGTAATATTACATTCCTTGATGATGTTATGCATTAAGTTTCTAGTCCATCTGAGACTTCTAGAAACTCCAAGAGTGGAGGTTACAGAGGAAGCAGAAGATAGAGTAACGGTAGGGGTTGTCAATCGAAGCCAAGTTTGAAGTAAATAGTCTCCAGCACGGGAGATACTTACTGACCAATCAGCGTTGAATGCAGGGGTTCCAGAAGCTTTGCTTAGAATAACAGGGACTTGAGTAAACCAAGTACTCTTACGTGTTTCACGCACGAAGTATGCGGTTGCATCTGGGCCACCATACATATATTTTTCGATTTCATCAAAAGTGGCTAAATCGATAAAGCCTGAGGTTACATTAGAGGATGCGGACATTTTTTTTATTAAAAACAAGATAATAAAAATTCAAAAAAAAAAATTATACGTATTTATTCAATATTTTAGGCTCATAAATATATACTTTTTTAAGAAAATTGATGATCGTTTATTTAGATAGCCTGTTTTACGCCTTTGCGTAAATAAAATATGTAAATTTACTTCATAATTTCCCTGTGTTTGCATGACAATTTGTAAAATAATTTCCCTCATCTGAGAGGGAAACAACTCTCTTGGTTGGACAAATATTCCTGAAAAATGGAGTTTCGAAATTCTTAGTAAATAATTTTCTATTAGATATTTGATTTTCTATCCAAAGGGAGGGAAAAATTTTCCTACCCTTTTAAATATTTTAAAGCTAATATAGAAATTCAAAAAATAGTTTTTTCTCTTAAGAGAAAAAACTATTTCAATGCTAATATAGACTTCAAATAGTTTTCCACCAGCTGACGGAAAACCTCTTTGTTAGAGAAAAATCTTTTTCTTTTTTCTTGAAAAAAGAAATTATGACTTAAAGAAATGAGATTACTAATAAAAACAAATGTCTCAATCAATCAATATCGTTAAGCTTATCGAGGAAAATCCTAATACTAAATTATCTAAATCTTATCAAGGTAAATTAATTAATAAATTAAAGGATAGCTTTTCCACAGATGAACAACAATTATTTATTTCAAGCTTTTATTGTTATTTAAATTATAAATCATATGATTTCATGATAGATTTAGATGATATTTGGAGCTGGTTAGGTTTTACACGTAAAGATAATACAAAAAGATTACTTGAAAAATATTTTAAACCTGATATTGACTTTAAAATAGTTTTCCTCCGAACGGAGGAAAACTCCTCGATTGGAAGACCAAGTGAAAAAATTATGCTAAGTATTAAAACGTTCAAGAAAATGTGTTTGAAAGCGAATACATCAAAAGCAAATGAAATCCATGAATATTATATAAAATTGGAAGAAACTCTTCATGAAGTTATTGATGAAGAATCTAATGAACTTAGATTACAGTTGCAAGAAAAGGACAATGAAATTCAAAAAATAAATGACGAATCTAATTCAAAATTACTTTTAGTCGAGGAACAAAATAGACAAAATATTTGTAAAACTTTGATTCAAAGTTTCGATAATAAAAATCTTGTATATATCGGATATATAGGAAAAATAAATGATTGTGAATCTTATAAATTTGGTTCGACTAAAAAGATTTCAAAAAGAGTCAAAGATCATGAAAAAACTTATGAAAGATTTGATTTATTATTCTGCATTGAATGCGAAAAGCACGTACTTTTAGAACAGTATTTGAAAGATTCGAAAGATATAAAGAAAAGACGATTTTCACATCCATTTCACGTTGAAAATAAAAAGACTGAAACAGATGTTACAGAACTTTTAAAATTTGATGATGAATTTAATATTGATGATTTGAAAAAACTACTAGCGAAACTTAAAAATAATGTTGAAATGTCATGTGAGCTACGTTTAGAAATGGAAAAAACAACACAGAAGAGATTAGATGCTGAAATGATAAATAATCAAGAAGAAACAAAAATAAAACAAATAGAATTAGAAGAGGAAACGAAAAGACTTGCAAAAGAACTAGAAGAACAAACAAAGCAAAAACAAATTGAACTAGAAATCTTGAAACTTAAACTTGCTCATCCAACAGAGATTCGGGAAATAAACGAAGAAAACAAAAATGAAGAAATTAAAAGAATAGAAGAAGAATTAACATCAAAGATAGAATCGGAAAGAGAAGTTGTTAGACAAATTCAAGAGAATAATAATAAAATATTCGAAGAAAGAATCGAAAGTATAGCATCTCATTTAATTGACGTGAACATATTTGAAAATATATATAAGCCAATTCAAATTGTATATAATAATAGAAACACTTTCTTATACATAGCAAAAATCAACGATGAGTTGTATATAAATGTGAACTCAATATCTGAAAAATCTTATCCTATGGATCGATGGAAAAGAGGCTCTGAAATAAAAAACAAAATCCTTGAATATAATTTTAAGTTGAAAGATAAGCAAATGTTATCTATTTATTCGCATAAGAATAAAGGAACATGGATTCTATTTGATTTCTTTTGCAAAAATTATTTCAATTGGTATGGATCAATTTATAATAAAGTAAATAATAACTCATGTTATTTAAATTTCGGGACATTTCTTGAAATTCAGCTACCAAAAATAATAAATGAATATGATTTATCAACAGATAAATACTTCATTCAAATCAAAAGAGGTGAAGCTTTTTTTAAAGTGCGTGCGAATAGAGAAAACAATTTCATTAATGTGACAGATTTATTTAACGCTCATAATCGGGATGTTAGAACGTTTAACAAAAATTCAGAAAGAAAAAAATATTTTTCTGAAAATCCAGAAGACCATTATTTGAATGGGAATAATATCACAGATGAGTTTGGAATGAAAGTGACCTTTTGCCATCCGAAGCTAGCGATAGTTATAGTAGATTGGTTATATAAGAAAAATGAAAGTGAAGAAAAGCAACAGATATTAGATTTCATAAACTATTTTATGGATAAGGTTTGATTTTAATACAATTTTTTGTATTAAAAAAATAGAACTATGGTATGTGCGCATAAACACATAAAATTTTTAGAAATGTCGGATCACACACCGTTTTAACACTCATTTAAATATAAATATGCATTTAATATCGTAAACTTAATCTAAAAAGTGCTATGACACTGATTATGAAAATAAAATTCATACACTTTTTTTGCACATATAAAAAATTGCAAAACAAAAAAAAATTATAAATAATAACAACTGTATGTATTTTCTATAATCGAAATAAAATCCATATGTGTCACCTTCATATATAGGTATAAATTTAGTGTATACAAATAAATTATTCATTTGATGATTAAAATCAATATGTTCTATATTATTTCCATCTTCTTTGTATGAAATATTATTATCTCTAATAATTTTCATTCTATATATTCCGAAACCACTGAACGCACTTGAAACACTTACTAATTTGGATTTAAACATTATATTTACAATTTTGTAAAATGGTTGAATAGAACCAGTGTCATATAAACAATTATTATCTTTTTCAGTTACTGACATTCCAAAGATTGCATTTATTCTTTCATTATTTTTAATTATATCAATCATATTCATAAATTCATTTTCTTCAAAATCAATAAAATCTAAGTCTAACATTACCATGAGATTGCATTCTTTCCATTTCTTAGCTAGATCTAGAACTACATTTCTTAAATATGCAATTCGTTGAACTCTGTAAGAACAATTATAAAAAAATGAATATTTGCATAGATCGGTAGAATGTTTTCCATCTAATTTTAAATTTATACCAGATATATTTTTATTATTATACGAAATATTTTTCAATATTTCTTTGGTTGAATCTATACTGTCATTTTCAGCATAAAATATTCTATAGCTATTAAATTTTTCTCCTAAGTTAATAATACGATTCAAATTTCTTTCTAAATATTTCTCTCCATCTTTAACAATAAAGCAAAATGAAATATTCATATTTTATTTTAAAATCTTTTTATTTTTAAAATCTTTTTATTTTTAAAATCTTTTTATTTTTAAAATTTTATTATTATTACTGTAAAGAATATATTTTATATAAGAAGTTGATTACAAGCTTGAAAAATTCACTCCTGAAGTTTCAGGAGCGAGTTTAGAAGCTGTTCATGGAGGTCAAAATAAAGAAAAAAATATGCTTTTAAAAAGTTTTTAAAAGAAACTGTTAATGAGTCCAATAAATGTGTTTCAAAAATAAATTATATCTATCTAAACCATCATGAAATTTTGATCGGATAATATATATATTTAATCATCACAACTAATAGCAATATTATTAAACTAAATATTGTAATTACAAATAGATTGTGATATTCATTGTAAAAAATAAAAATCCAATTGTATTTATATTTTATCAGTTTATTAATTTCAATGTTATATTCATATCCAAGTTTTTTTATAACATTATCAAGATAAGTTGACCCTGGTCCATGTAAAAAAAATGGATGTTTATTGTTGTAAACAACATTTCCATTATCCAATACTATATCATCTATTTCATGTAATGAGTTGCCTATGCTTAAAAATATATCATTTTGTGTGTCAATATAGAATAACGAACTTTTCAAATTGCAATATTTTGTTAATAAAACTTGATCATCTGATCTGTCATTATCATTTATACTTTGTATATTTTGTATAATTTTTAATAAATCTTTTACAAATCCAATATAAGTCCCCGAATTTAAAGAAATATTTTTACAAGATCCAAAATACATTTTATTAGCCAATTTATTTAAATAATAAGAATGATCTACATTATCATATCCAACTATAATTTTGCATTTTTTTTGATTGTATAATCGCAAAAAACTATTTTTTAGTTCATTTAAATTTCTTGTGCAAATAACATCATATCCATCAACAAAGCAAACAATATCATTATCTGGGAGAGTTTTTAAATATTCAATCATTAATTTAAATTTAAAGTTAAAACCTTTCCATTGCTTTCCAAATCCGAGTATTTCAAGTTCTTTTCCGTATCTTCTACAACTTTCTACAATATAAGGAAAATAATATTTACTTTCAGTTGCCACGGTTACTATATGCAAATCATCCATTTATTTTTATATAAATTTTAATATAAATTTTATTAAAAAAAACTCTGAAAAGAAGAAAAGAAAATAACATATTATATAATAAAAAATTATATAATAAATGATATTAGTAATTGTAATTATTTTTATTCTTTTTATTATTACTGTAATGACTCAAAGACGTCCTTCTTTTGAAAATATATTTCAAAATAGAAATTCTTGTTGTATTATAACATATAAAAAAATAAATAAAATTCATAGTATATTATTGAATTTAGATAAACAAAACTATGAAAATGATGATATCAGACTATTGTACGACCGTTTTGATAGATCATTTCAAATTAAAAATATATCAACCATTAAGATACGTATTATATCAGTTGAAATTCTTATTAGTAAAATACCTGATAATATAACTCATATATTTCAAAATGGCTATCAAAGCTGGTCCCCATCTTATTTAACAGAAATACATTCAACTCAAAGATATACTTCAAATATACCAATTATATCACATTTTATAAATTTAGGAACTAATTTACATCATAATAAGTCTTCTAAATACTGGGGATTTAATAATGTTTTAATTTCAAATATGTTTACAACTATTACCGATCTTGAAGAAACAACTTTATTGGGATTTGCAGATTATCATGATATGTGCGGAGAATTTGTATTAATAAACAAAGAATATCTTATTGCATATGAAGATTATGATAAATTATTAGATGTAGGTGAAATATTAGTTACATCTAAAATAATTGAAATTAAAGGTGATAATAATGTTTTAGACATATTTGCTTCTAAAATATTTAATTATGAAAATAAAAATATAGAAGTTCCAACAGGGTGGTGTTCATGGTATGAAAATGGTGTCAATATAAACGAGAAAAAAATAATTTCAAATATAAATAGAATAAAAGATGCAAAGTTACCTATAAAATATATACAGATTGATGATGGTTATGTAAAAAATATAGGCGATTGGTTGGAGTATGATGATGAAAAATTTCCAAACGGACTATCTAAAATAGTCGAAATAATACAGTCGAAAAATTACAAAGCTGGTATATGGGTGTCACCTTTTTTAGTGAGCAAAACCAGTAATATAATGAAAAAATATCCAGATTGGATTTTAAAAGATGAAAATAACAAAATGGTTTTTGCAACATTCAATAATGTCTGGAAAGGAAAGTATACATATTCTTTAGATTTGACTCATCCTGATGTTAAAAAATATATATTTAAAATTTTTAAAACTTTAAGAAAGCAAGGGTTTACTTATTTTAAATTAGATTTTCTATGCGCAGGAATGTTGAACGGTTCTTTTTATGATAGTTCTCTGAATCGGGTCCAGATTTATAGAAATGCTTTAAAAATAATTAGAGATGCTGTAACAACAGATTCTTATATTTTAGGATGTGGTGCGCCTTTATCAGCTAGTATTGGTTTAGTAGATGGGATGAGAATATCACCAGATACTGATTATTGTTGGAATCCTCCTTTTCTTGCTAAATTTTTTGCAGATGGAGTTGGGATACCATGTGTAAAATATCAATTAGAAAATATTATAAGCAGGAAATTTATGCATGAAAAATGGTGGATTAATGATCCTGATGTTGTTTTATTGTCTTCAAAGTTAAAACATGAAGAATTTATGAAACAGATTGAAATAATATCTGAATCAGGAGGATCCATATTTTTTAGCGATAATTTAGAGAAAGTGACAAATGAAAGAATCGAAATCCTTAGAACCAAACTTTTACAATTAGATTGATACAAATTTATATAATGAGTTTTTCTTAACTAGAATTATAGTAAAAAAATAATATTTTTTTAAAATAATAATCTGAAACAAACTAAACAAACAAGAAATGACAAAAACAATAATACAAATAAAATTTCAAAAATCCTAAATGACCAATAATATAATGTATAATAACCATCAACAGTTTTATCCAAATTTAATTTCTTATATAAATATGATAGAAAATATACGTCCAATTTAATAGAGCTTGTGTTTATCCAATTTTTTGAATTTTCAGTCTCTGTCATGAGTTGGTAACACAATGGTATATTGTAAATATAACGAGTGAAATTTTTGGAGTTTACATCCCAATCTATAATTTTCGTTCTGTCCATTTGAATAATTTTGTTTATTGTTATTTTTGGATATATAACGGAATGAGTTAAGCAACCAATAATCATTTTATTATGATTTCCAGAATATTTTGTTTGAACAAAAGGTAAACACCCCAAATAATACAAGAATTCTTCGTTCTTGTTTTGTAATAAAAAATTATTTATATCATCACATATCCTCTTTTTTAATATTTTTCTATTAAAAAAAAAGTCATCTTCTAATATAAGAATATTTTCATACCCGTTCTTTGTGGAGTGATGAAAAATTTGCAAATAAGAATCAACTAAATCAGTACTCGACGAATTTACATGGGATTCCTTTTTGCACTTTTTAAAACCTTTGTTCAATAATATAAAAACTTTCTTGGTTGGTTGAAAAATTTTCAATTGTTGAATGATAGAATCATATCTACCATTATTCTCCAAATGGATTACGTATGTTGCATCAACTGTGTAATCTAATAGATTATTATCATTGAAATTAACTTGTTTGAAATCGTAACATCTCATTTTTTATTTACCCAAAAAATAAAAAAAAATAAAAAAATAATGAAAATTTAAAGATGTCATATTGATGCATTTTTAGGATTACTTTCTCAAACAAAAATATTAAATACAGCATTATTTTTGAAGAACTTTGTGAAGGATTGATAATTTTACTCCAAGTTCTTTCAATGTAATGTCCAACTTCAGGATTTGAATGAGATGATAGTTTATCCAAGAATTTTTCATAATATTCTTTAGAATGTTGTAGAATATCTTTTTTTATTCCTAAAACACCTCCATAAGAAAAACTATCTAACTTAATATCATTAAAATAATGTTTATACCATTTGGAAAATGGTCTTATATCAGATTTCAATAATTTTTTTTCATCATTATTTACTAATAAATTTTGAGTGCTTGTTGATTGATATTTTCTAAAGATCCATGTAAAAAAAACTGTGAAATCAACCAGATTTTCATAATTTTTTAATGATATGAAGTAAATAAGTATGACCTTCTCGTCCCACATTTTTAGTATTTATCACCTTCTTAATTCTTGAAGAATACTCAAAATCATTATTAATACCTTTGTTATATGTACTTAAAGGATATTTATTAAACGGATTAGTGTTTATCCATTTTAGATTCTCATTATAACGAGATATCCATCCCTTATAAATTTTTATTTAAAAAAATGATTTTTTAAATTTTTTTTCAAATAAAGTCACAAAATGGATTGCTCAATATGTTCTGAAGATTTCAATTCTAAATTGAAAAGTGTTCAATGCCCTGCAAACGAAAAATGCCCATTAGTTTGTGTGACGTGTTTTCTCAAATTTGCAACTGACAACTTTACACCAAGTTGTATGCATTGTAAGTCTGAGATTACTAAAGATTTTATTAGAAGCATTGTAAATAAAACAAAGTTTATTGAATATAATAATTCGAAGTTTCTCGTGACGTTTGATAGACAGAAAAGTCTTTTGCCTCAAACGGCTGAAATTATTGAAAAAGAAAAAGAAATATATAAATTAAGATGTGAATTATCTATTAACGCAAGAATGCATGCCACTTTAAGATTAAAAATTCGAATATTTAAAAAAGCAAACCCGAAAATTTTAAAACCAACTAAAAAACACCCTGAAAGAACAGATATTTATAATAATTATCAAAAATTGATTGACGATGAAGCGAAATTGAAGCAAAACGAGAATAATATAATACGTGAAATAAATTTACGTTACATTAAAAAAGATCAATCTGTTAAAAAAGAGTTTGTTATGAATTGCCCACTTGATGGTTGTAGAGGATTTTTGTCGTCGGCTTACAAATGTGGGTTGTGTGACAATTATTTTTGCAGTGATTGTAACCATAAAAAAGACGAACGAAATGACGAGAATCATGTTTGTGATGAAAATGATAAAGCGTCAGTTGCATTTTTAAAAACACAAACAAAAAAGTGTCCTAAATGCGGTGTTCATATATCTAAAATTGATGGATGTGACCAAATGTATTGTGTTGCAGAAAGTTGCATGACATTTTTTTCTTGGACTACAGGTAGAATCGATGAAGGCCCGAAACACAACCCTGAATATTTTAGATTTTTAAGGGAAAGAGGTATGGTAATTCCACCTTCGCAACCAATTGCTAATAATGATGATGCATGTGTTAATTATTTTGCTATTGAAAGAAGATATCAGTATAATACTTATAATAATTTACGCACTTCTTTGACTTCGTTCGGAGTTAAATGCGAAGATTGGGAATCTTATTATAGACGGGCAATTGAAATTATTGGTATGATTAGCGATTTACCAGCGACAATAGGTGATGTAGATGGTGAAAAGCTAAGAAAGAAGTATCTACTAAATGAAATAGATGAAGATAAATGGAAAAAAAATTTAAAAAGAATATTGAAAAAGAATGAGAAAAATTATGAAATTCGACAAACATTGGAACTTTACTTAATAGGGATTAATGAAGATTTCAAAAAGTTTATAAGAAATTTGCGTGATAATAGCGTTGAATGTGTAAAAGAATTTTCTGAAATATTAAACGATTTCAAATTAGGTAATAAAAATTTAATAGATTACATAAATTTGGAAATCAAAAAAATTATGAAAAAATATGATAGCGTCGATAGAAAATTTCTAATATAAAAAGAGATTTAAAGAAATGAGATTTTGTATATGTAATGGTGTTAACAGCAAATCTAAAACGAAAAACTTAATTTTTAAAAATGCACCTAGATAAAAAGAAAGCATACATCCAGCAAAAAACCTAAAAAAAATCATATAATTTAAAAAAAATGTATGCTGTCCCAATCTTTTTAAATAACTGTTATTCAAAAAGATATTTCCTTTTGAATAAAATAATATGTTTGTATTTAACTTTTTTTACCCGAACATAATTATTCCACGTTTCATTTGTATACAACCTGTTAACCAGCCATATCTATCTTGTTCACCTGGAAAGACATCAAAACCAGCATTTTTTATTTCTTGTATACCTCTTTTTCCATGAATTTCACAAGTTAAATATTCATCTGCTAAATATACCACGGCATTAATAAGCGGATGATTCCTCTTACTTTCTTCCGTTGTAAGTGATATAGTTTCATCTTTGTCTATCATTTTTAAAAGTCCGATAATTATATTTATTGGTTCCATGTCAAAGTTCATCTTGGTTTTGATAAGTTTTTTTAGAAAAAATTTCAATTTCATTTTTGTTAAAATTATAAAACATATTCTTGTTTTATAACTAAACTATCTTCATCATCTTTTAATTATCTTTTGATAGAAAGATAAGTGTCTTCTTTTCACGCTTCTTTCTTGGAAGAGGATTCCACCATCCATCTGCATCTTTTGTGTAAAATCTTGTGCTAAAAATTGGCCATGCGATAGGATAGGTTCTTAAATAGTCGTTTGTTTTTTGAGGCATTGTTCTAATTAATTATAAATCATTCTTTAAATCTATTTTAATTTCTTTTTTTCTTAGAGGATCTTTTAAGTTTTCTTGATCTCCTAGGTGAATTTTTTAAAACTTTCTTTGATCTCTTCTTTTTTAAACCATCAGATGATCGACCCATTTTACCTCCACCTGTTTTGGTGGTTTTTGATGATTCTGTAGGATTCAAAAACCTTGATGAAGTCTGAGGGGGAGGGGGAGGGTCAGAAGGGCGAGGGATGGAACGACGATCGCGAGGGACCTCTGTTTCGCAATTATTGTTGATTAAATCCCTTATATCACTTTTAAATGAATCTGTATTACCATTTTCTATATATATATTATAAATCCTATTCAATTTATCACAAATTTCTTTAAGATTATTTTTTAAATTTTCAATCCACAAATTTAGTTCAATTTTATCTTGTTCCAATTCATTTATCTTTCTATCTTTTTCATTTATCTTTCTATCTTTTTCATCTATTATTCCATCTTTTTCAGCTATTATTCCATCTTTTTCAGCTATTATTCTAGTTAATTCAGTAATTAATTTTTTTAAATCATTTATTTGAGTTGAATCACACTCTTTGAATTTAGATATTTCTTCAATGATTTTATTTTTTTCGTCGATCTCTTTTTTTAATTTTTCGTTGTCTGTTTGTAAATTTTTTATTTGTTCAATAAGTTCCTTAAGCGCATTATTTTTTTTGTCGATATCTTTTTTTAGAGCATCTCTTTCTTCACAGCAATCTTCTTTTGCTCTTAATTTATCTAATTCATCCTTAAGAGTTTTCTTATCATTTTCTAATATATCCAATCTACTTAAAGCTTCACTATTAGCATAATCGTCAGAAAGTGCTAAACCTAACTCGAAGTCGGATGTTCCATCATTTCGTTTTTTGTAAACTCTACTGGATTTTTTTTTACTTCTTCTTTTCATTTTTATTTATACCAAAATAATTTGTTTTTTTTTTAAAAAAGATCTAAGCAATAAGATTATAATTCATTCTCAATCTTTTTCAACCTACATCTTTTATGTATTTGAACAGATTCTTCTTTTTTGTCATATGGCACAATTTTCAGAATACATTTTGATTTTTTTCCATAAAATGGTTTGACACATCCAGAATGCTTTTTGGATTTTTTACAAGATTTTTTCTTTTCAACTATACATTTTGATCTAAATATCTCGAATCTATCTCTAACATCTTCGTATGATAAATTAGATTTTTTTTTCAGCATTGTATTGATGAGTTCGTGTAAATTGTATATATATCGAGAAAATGTTTCGCGATTTTTCATTTCATTCATAGTAAGTGGTAATTTTTTAAAATTAACAGTCAGATTTTCTCTGCAATATCTACAAGGTAAAATATATTGTAGACTTAATATAAAATCTCTATATTGTGTTTTAGTTTCAAGTGTTGGATTATTTGGATAATTAAAACTCATCGTATGTAAAAAAAACCAGAAAATTGGGCCCCACACAGATGTCAGCATCCCATCTTTACTGTTGTAATCTTCATGAGAAAAAATACTTTTTATTTTAGGTTTGGTTTTAGGAGATTTTTTCATCTTTTATTATTATAATCTTTTATTTTATAATAATAAAAATATTGTGTTTTTCTTTTAATTACATTCTATCTTTGTAAAATCCATTTTTTTCTTTTTCTTGTTGTTCAAACATCATTTTATTAATAGTTGCCCTTGTTTCTTGATCTAAATCAGACATATTTGCATTCGGAGGCCGAACTAAAGATAAATCGATTTCAGGATCACCTTTCATTACACAAGGCCACCATTCATCAAATTTTTTCTTGTCTAATTCCACAACTAATTCTCTTTTGTCGTCACTATTAATCAACCAAGTGCAGTTATCTGTTTTGATTACACTGAATAATTCTCCATTGAAAAATGGCTCGGATCCTCTAATACCAACTAAAATTTTAGTGGGATTCAATTCAACTATTATGTCTTTGCATTTGATATTTTCTGAAATAGGAATATATAGAGAAAGATCTTTGGCATTTTGAGTCCATTTATAATTTTCAAAATCATAGCCATTATCATTGTTAGGAGCTAATCCTTTCGAAGTTTCTTCAGATTTTTCTTCTGTTTTAATTTCGTCTTCAACAGTCTCGATTTGCATTTTTTTATATAAAAAGTGTTATTTTTAAATTCATTTCATTTATTTTATTAAGATATACAAAAGCTTTTGTTTTAATCACTCTAGTCATGCCAATTAAACTCTAAAATACCACTATCTATTTCAATGTATATGTCTTTAAAAAAAAGAGTTTTACGAACTTCTTTTAAAAGAAACGAAAATACTTTTCCATTATGTTCATCCTTATTACGTTCATCTATTTCATTTGTCAATATTAACACATGTCTTATTAGATATAAAAGATTGTCTTCAAATTCTATATCATCTAAATCGATTGTTCCCTGTTTTTTCCCGTCTTCAGCAACTTCAATCATTGCTGATTTCAATATTTCAATGAAAGCATTTATAGATCGATTTTTAATATCACCCCTGAAAGATTCAACTTTAGCGTTCAATTCATCTTTGAAAGACATATTTATTCTTGATTGCGATTACGATTTGAAATTATATTTATTTTTTTTAATAAAAAATCATTTTTTTGCAACCCAAATATCTATGCAAAAATAATTTGATTTTAAAGAAATATTCTGAACATAATAAAAAATGATATCGACACATTTACCAACATTACAATATGTTTTAGATAAAATTGGTAAATGTAATATATTTGAATATGGAATGGGGATGTATAGCACAACCTTATTTGATGAAAAGGCTAATAAATTGATAGCTGTTGAAATGCAAGATGAAAATTGGTTTAACAAAATGTCTCAATATGAATTTAAAAATAAACCAGAATTACATTGTATGGTTGGTAAAGATCCTGCGATAGAATATTTCAAAAGTTTAGAATTGAAATTTGACGTTGTCTTTGTTGATGGACATTGTGAAAGTCGATGGAAATGTATTAATGAGGCTTTCGGGAAATGTGATATAATAATTGCCCATGATACGGAAACGGCTTCATATGATTGGCATCTAGTGAATTTACCGAAAAATTATATATGGTTAGATATTAAAACTCATAATCCATGGACTTCAGTTATAACAAATAATAAAGATCTAATAGCAAGTTTATGTAAAGATCTTCGCGCAAAAGTTAGATAAAGACGAAAGAGATTTAAAAACCTATTTTTTAAATTAAAATGAAAACAATTTCAGCATTTTGGATTCCATCTCCTGATAAAAAATATACAAATTTTGGAGACATTCTTACACCTTATATATTAAATAAGTTTGATATAAACTGTATTCATAAAGAAAAAGAAGATGATCCTCAAATTATTGGAATTGGGTCATTGTTACACATGATTCCAAGAGACTATAAAGGGTTAATTTTTTCAAGTGGGTTCATGTACCCAACTCATAGCTTAAATTTACAAAAAGATCCAATCGCCGTTCGAGGAAATTTAACAAAAGCTCAATTTCAAAATGATATGACGAGCACAGCGATAGGTGATGGAGGTTTAATTTTAGAAAATATTTATAAACCCAAGAAACAATTACATCGATATAAGTTAGGTGTTTTTCCAAATTATGTGGATATTGTAAATATGAGAGATGATCCTATAGAAGAATTTAAAATTTTCAAACAATATCCAAATGATGTTTTATTGATAGATCCAAGAAATTACGTAGAAACTGTGATAGATCAGTTATGTTCATGTGATAATATAATAACTTCTTCTTTGCATGGGGCTGTTGCGTCTGATTCTTATGAAATAAATTATGGAATTTTCGAATCAAGGGAAACGCAAATTGCAATTCATAGATTACAAGGGTCATTCAAATTCAGGGATTATTATTCAGCATTTGAACAAAATTTTCCAGGACCTAGTATATATTTTGATAAAAACACATCGATTGAAAAAGCACTTTCTATATGTAGACCAGTAAATAAACCTACATTAAACGCAATTAAATTAGGACTTATAAAATCAATTGATAAAATTAAAGAAATATGAAAAATCGAAAGAAATATAATTTAAAAACCCTTATGTTTTTTAAATTATGTAAAAAGTCTCCATGAATTTGATCTACAAAAAACACATGTTGGGTTGTATTTTAACCATTTTTGAATACATTCAGTATGTATCGCGTTTTCACATTCCGGGCATTTAGAAAGATCTGTTGATAATGTTTCGTAGCATATTGGACAGTCATCGCCTAGATTTCTTTCTTTGCAACTAGAATTAAAAATGCTTAAATCTTTTTCAAACATTGATTTTAGAATATCATGTAAGGAACAGATATCTTTCGATGAAAGAATAAAATTTGTAAAAAAATTCAAGTCTTTACTTTGTATAATTTTGATAAATATAAAACATATATGTTTACAGTATATTCTTTTTGAATGATTTATTTTATAATCCATGCAACTACAAGTCATATAATTAGAATGAATTACAATTTTATATATATTATTAGTTGAACCTGAAATAGTAATTTCATTATCATCCTTTTTAAAACCAAGAAGATAGTATTTTTCATCGTACAATTTTCTAATTCGTTTTTTCTGTTGATCAGATATATTTAAACTTAGCACATCTTCCATTTTATTTTTTAAAACGTTTTATATAGTTTTTTCAGTTTTTAATTTCTTTTCTTTTATAAATAAAAATATATGATTGTAGTGAAAAGAAGAAGATCTAAGTCTATTAAAAGAAGAAAATCTAGGTCTATCAAACGAAGAAGATCTAAGTCTATTAAACGAAGAAGATCTAAGTCTATTAAAAGAAGAAAATCTAAGTCTATTAAACGAAGAAGATCTAAGTCTATTAAAAGAAGAAAATCTAAGTCTATTAAACGAAAATCAATTAGAAGAAAAAAATCAAATGACGGGGGTATAATAGATATTAAAGGAGATATACGAAATGAAGTGGAGTTTTTTTTGTTTCACAAAGAAAGAAATTTATTTAATCAGATCAAAATTATTAATAGTATAGAAAATCCAACTAAAGAAGAAATATTTAAATGGTTGACCCATGAAACTGACATTTCAAATTTTTTTAATTTATGTTATTATGGTTGTTTTAATATTATAAAATCACTTCTAGATGAAATAAAAGATGATGACTTCAAAAAAAAAATTGTTGCTTTACAAATTGCGAAGGATTTGACGAATTGTTATTTTTATATTATAGAAGGATTTGATAGATATTGTTTAAATGATGAAGAAGTTAAAAAGAGGTATTATAATTTATTAGATCATCTATTAAATATAAATGATGAAAAATTATTCAGTCATAATATAATGCCATCACATCTAGAAACCCCAATTAATATTTGCTTTTATAATTGTCTAAAAAGTCATAAATTCATGTTTAAAGTAGAACCAGATGCACCTTTATATTCGTTGAATGGAGATGATTTTCATATTGTTTCCACTGCAAATATAAATAGACGGTTGATTAATCATTTATTTGTTAAAACAAAAGAAAAAAACAAAATCAGCGAGTTGTTAAAATCAACAACTGAATACATAAATAATATTATCACGAAGTTGGACAAAGACAAATCAGTATCTGAAGATACTCTGAGAAAGTATTTTGATACTCATGTTAGTAATAAAGATTTCAAATTTCTAAATTTTAAAAACAATATAGAAAAATATTTTATTGATGATTATGAATATTCAAAATTTTTATTAGCAAGATTGAATAATATTATTAAAAAAGAAGCTGAAGAAGAAGCTGAAAAAATTATGAAACAAATATTAAAAGAAGAAGATGCATTAAAAGAAGAGAAAAAAGCTTCAACAACCCCGAAAACTAAGGTAATAAAAGTCGTTGATGAAACAGTCTTAGATGAAACAGTCGTCGATAAAACAGTCTTAGATGAAACAGTCGTCGATAAAACAGTCGACAAAGTTTCAAAATATAAAGAGGCTTTTAATTTAGAACTAACAAATATTAAAGTCCAACCAAAAACTTTAAATTCATTATCAGGAATATTAGCAATAACATGTTTTTTAAAAAATGATGGGGAAGAAGAGAAAGAAATAAGTTTGCATGGTTTATGGCCTGATATAGATGAAAAATCCGAAGGAAATTATAATCATAACGAAAAAATAAATTTGGATCTTAATCTGCCGGAACCTGTAATATTTAGAGAAAATAACTCAAGTTGTTTTTCAACTTTTTCACCATTTTTTTTAAGACATGAATGGAATAAACATGGTAGATATGCTAATAAATATAATAATATAAAGGAATATTTAAATGAAGCTTGTGAGTTAGCAAAACCAGTATTATTTTTTTTATTTTACATGGATCGAATAAAATTTTGTGATGGTGAAGAGTATGATTTTAGTAAAATTTCAAATGATATTGGAGGAAGCTTATTTAGACAATATCTAGTAAAGGAAATAGATACTGATAAATGTCAAGAATTGCATTTTAGGGTATGTGCGAATTATGATGAAACGAAAAAGAAATATGATTGGGGGTTTTGTGATGAATGATCCTAAACTAAAAATGGAATTTAAAGAAAAAATGATTAAAGAAAAAATAGAAATGTCTGAAAATAATAATGAAAGTTCGTTAACGTCACCAGAAGATAGAAACACTGAAAATAAGTGGAAACCTGATCAGTTTCAACCACCATTGACAAATGAGGAATCTGTTGCGGCAATTCAAACATTGAATAATACTGCTTTCATCGAGAAATTTCCAAAGGTAGATAGAACATACGCAGATCCTTCAATAGCTTTGCAAAACATTGGGTTGATATCATTTGTTCCAGCTCAAGGTGCAACTCCAAATTCAAACGGTGTTTTTGGTTTTGCGAAACTAAGAGGAAATTTTGCTTCTGAAATGGAAGCGAATCAAAGAGCCGAACATTTAATTAGAAATGTTGATTCATATCATCAAATTTATCATACATATGTTGGTAGACCGTTTCCTATTACTGTAAGTAGTAGCTATTCAGCTGAAACAACAGAGGTTGATATTAGAAAGGAAACAACGAAAACAATTTCAAATAGTATTAAGGAAAAAAAAGAATTAGAGCAACAGCAAGTCAAAGATATCAAGGAGAGAGAGGAATTATTGTTAGCAGAGTCTAAGCGAGATTCTCCGGATGAATATGAGAATTATATTACTTTAAGAGTGAAGAAGGCACAATTAAGTTTTACATATTTGGAGCATTTGAAGAAGTCAGAAGAAATTAAAAATATAATTGTGAAAACTCGTCAAGAGGTTATTCGAATGGATGAAGATAATCCAACTTTTAAGGATACTTATTATGAAAAATATATGAAGGCAAGAGAAGATGCGGGTATAAAAGAATCAAAGGAGGAGTCTCAGGATAATTTCATAAAGTTTCTTGTTGAAGAGGCAGTATTACCAGGTATCGATTCATAAATTTTAAATTTTATATAAATTGAAAAGATATAAAATTAAATTGAATAAGATGTAAAATTGAATAAGATTTTAAATTTACATATAACCTTGGCGTCCTCTCCACAACTGAGCAGCATGTCTTAATTTATCAGCTTTAGTTTTCTTAGTTGGGCTACGACTTCTTTTCTTTGTTGGGCTACGACGACGACTTTTCTTAGGGCTACTACGACGACTTTTCTTAGGGCTACGACGACTTTTCTTTTTCATAGAAAGTAAAGTTTTTGCTGCATTCGCAATTTCTAAATTTGAATAATGTTGGCGAGTTTTAGCATACATAGAATATTCTAGAGCTTTTTTTTGTTTTAGTGATAGTTTCATTTTTATTTATGTGTAAGAAAATAAAATGTTTATAATAAAAAACGATTTAAAGACAAGCAAATATTAATAAGTCCATATGGCTCAATTCGGATAGAGCACTCGACTTCTAATCGAGAGGTTCCGGGTTCAAGTCCCGGTATGGATTATTTTTTTTATTTAAAAAATAAATAAAAAAAACATTTTCATTTCTATTCTCATCTAATGCGGTAATTTAAATGAGGAAAATTTAGATAGTTTATAAACCATCTTTCATATTTTTAAATATTTCAATTTGACTTTCGTAATACTTTCTGTGTTCTTTAAAAATAGTGTGAGTTTTTATGTAAAAATTTTCATCAACGTTTTTCCCAGAGTAACCAAGAAGTATTTCGATTTTTTTTTGAATTTTTGAAAGAATCATATTCATGATATTTATCGTATTTTCTGGTTCTTTTTTTAATTTTTCTGAAATTTTCATAAGATTGGTATTGTACAAGATAACCAATTTAAAATAGTGAAGTTGATCTTTCAGATATTCTTCTGTATCGATTTTTGTGAAATTGGGATTTTTTAAAACCTTATTCAAATATTTTATATTGAATTCATTTTCATATATTATCTTTGAAATAATTAGTTCGTCATCTTTTTCCATTTTTATAGATACAAATCCAATTTTTAAACTATAATTATATTTGAATCAGATTATGTATTTTTTTCTTAACATTCGTGTCTTAAGAAAAAAGAAAATTGAATTTATAAGAAGATATGATATATATTATTAAATTAAATAAAAATGTCTTACAGATTTAAATCTAATTTATTAGACGCATCTTATAGTAGCAATTATGATATTGCTTTACAAGAATGGAAAGAAGTTATAATTGAAAAAAGAAAAGAAATAGATAGAGTATGCATATGCACACGTAAAATAAAAAATGTTCATTACATGTTTAATTCCGAAAATGGAAAAATGATTCAAATCGGATTTACTTGTTTTGAAAAATTTTCAATGAAAAAAATTAAAATTTCAAATAATACAGTTCAAAATGTTTGTTTAAATTTCATATCAAACTCAGAATATATTTCAGATTTTGATATAGAAGAACAATTAAAAATTTATATGAAACAATTTATTGAATCTTTATCAAACTTAACTGATGAAAAATTATTTGAATTATTGAATGATTTGGAAGAAATAAAATCAAAATATGAAATCAATTCTATTATTTTAAAATTGAATCAAGAGATAAAAACAAGAAAAGAGAGAGAAATACGAGAAGAAATAGAAAGATTAGAAGAAATAGAAAGACGAGAAGAAAGAGAAAAAAGAGAAGAGAGAGAAAGAAGAGAAAAAAGAGAAAGAGAAACACGCGAAGTAATAGAAAGATTAGAAGAAATAGAAAGACGAGAAGAAAGAGAAAGACGAAAAAGAATAAAAGAGAGAGAAAGAGAAGAAAAAATAAATCTAATATTACAATCACGATGCATTGATATGGAAACATATAACAATGAACAGGAAAGAAAAAAACAAGATATGAGAGAAAAAAGAAAAATACAAGCTATTCAAAAAATAAAAGAAACATTTAATTGCATGATACGTAATCATGCAATGAATGCAAAGATATAAGAAATTTTTTTCATTAAAATAAAATAGATTTAAAAAAATACGTTTTTACATAAAAATATATATGTTTGTTGAAAATATAAGTCAATTTGTTATAGATTTTATAAATAATAATAAAAATCCTAATATTGTTGAAGCTTGGGGTTCAAAGAAAAACCAAGAACAGTTGGTTAGAACAATAAAAAAAAATAATATTGTTATAAAAGATCCTCTCAAACCAAAAAGAGGAAAATCTGGATATTTGTTTTTTTGTGCCGAATATCGTGAAAAAATGAAAAGTGAAAATCCCGAATTAAGCGTCAAAGATATTGTTTCAAAGTTGGGAATTTTATGGAAACAATTGAAAAAAGATAATAGCTCAGAAGTAAAAAGATTTGAAAATATGTCTTTGGAAGATAGAAATAGATATAAAAGTGAAATGACTGGATACGTGCCATTGATACGTAAAATGAATAAAAAGAGGGAAAAAACCGACAAAAATGTAGATGAAAACATCTCTTCTGTAATTGAAAATGAAAAAAAGAAGCAAAAAGAAGAGGAAAAGATTATTAAAAGATCAAAGAAAAAGGAAAAGGATGAAGGATATTCAAAATTTATGAGAAGTAAAAGAAATAAAACAAAAAAGACTCATCCGGAATTAGATTCAGAAGGTATTTTGAGATACTTGGCTGAAAAATGGGAGAAATTTCCTGATTCGAAGAAAGAAAAATATAGAAAAAAGAAGTAATTTTCTTAAACATGAAAATATGTTTAAGAAAAAATAAATGTATTTAAAAAATTATCTTAATCCTTGATGAAGCTTCACATCATCGTCTTTTTGTAATTGTTTTACTGAAGTTGTTTTAGGAACAAATATTTGTGTATTTTTTTGTTTTTCTTTAACGCAATCAGAGCATATTGATACGAAACTATAACATTTTTTTTCACAAAACCAGCAAAGTTTAGAAGACTTTTTCATTTTGAAGGGATGATTTTATTAGATAGAAATAAAATTTAAAATCATTTTTTTCATTTCAAGTTTCAAATGATCTTTATTAAATAACGATTCTTTTAATTAAAACAGCTTAAAGAAATGCCCTAATATATAAAAACAAAATGTCTGAAGTAAAAAACGTAATTGATTCTTCTGTAAAGAAGGCTAGAAAAACTAAGAAGGTTAAGGAAGGCCCTATCAGAGCCAAATCTGGTTATTTAATGTTCTGTGTAGAAAATAGACCACTTGTTGTGTCTGAGAATCCAAGTATTACAAATACTGATATTGTTACAGAATTGGCAAAGCGATGGCAAGAGGTTAAAACTGCTGGTGGTGCTAATCTTCAAAAATATGTAGATATGGCAACAGCTGATAAGGAGAGATACGAAAAGGAAATGGCGGAATTTGTTGAAAATAAGCCACAAGATGAAGTTGTAGTTGTTGAAGCAGTTGTAGCGGAAGCACCTAAAAAGAAGGGAGGTGCCAAGAAAACAAAGAAGGAACCAGAACAACCAGTTCCAACTCCAGTCGCTGCACCAGTTCCAGAGGAGGAAGTTTTGGAGGAGGAGCCCGATGTTGTTGTCGAGCCAAAGGTTGAGGAGAAGAAGAAGGCTGTGAAGGGTGGAGGAAAGGGTAAGAAGAAGTAAAATAAATAACTAGTCAAATTTTATAAAATAACATAATGTTTTATAAAATTTTTTATTTAAAATATATTTAATAAATGCCGCAATTTGATACTTATTATCTATTAAAAAATGCATATGGAGAAACTGGAGAAATCGTTGAAAATTTTGAACCTAATGTTACAACAAGATCTCTGAAATTCAACAGTTCTTGGTCTGGAAAAGGAGGTGGTGGTAGTTCAAATCCACATCCTCCTCCATCGGGTAATAGACCTACATCACCTGATCGTCACAGACCTAGACCAGATCGTCATTATGACGATGATTATGACCATAGAAGAAGATACAATAGACATCATCCTTATTACGATTATGGTAATATGTACTACCCGCAAATTCCTCCAAATAACTATTATTCATATCTTCCTTATTTTTACAATATGTATACATACTCTCCTTATAATTTAAATTCTTCTCAATATATTCCTACTATGAATATTTTTTGGGATTCGATTAATAAAAGTGTTTTGAATTACCCTGAATATCCAGGTCTTTCAGATATAGATAGAATGAAAATATTTATAATGGATTTACCAACTTTTATTCCATGCAACGATGCTTGTAAATCTTTCATGAAAGTTTATATTCAAGAACAGATTTCAAACCTAGACTCTATATGTCAAAATAAAAAAATATTGGTTGATTTTTTTCAAAATTTAAGACATCAATTCTATATTAAATTCGATAATTACAATATAATAGTATAAACATAGTATAAATATAATTTAATTTGTTTTTTGCAACTTTTTTTTCCAATGATTTATAATTTTACTAGAATATTCTTGGACCTTACAACTTGGAAAATTTTCATCACGAAGATATCTTAACAAAGAAAGAATATCCGATTTCTTCAAAATTCGCCTTGTTACATCAACCCTTGCCATTTCTTTGAAAATCTCCTTGATTTTCAAAATATTTAAAAATTCTGTTTCCTTTGTTGCAATATATAACTTTCTTTTCAATAATATAATTTTTTCCTCATCTGATCTTTCATCGAATTTCAATTCTTTATGAACCTTTTTAATAGCATAAATATTATCCTCCTTATTGATAATTGCAATGATGTCTTCAATTTTCATTCTTGTCACTTTGGTTATTGGTCTACCCTGTGAAAGTTCGTCGATGACATTTAATTTCGAATCATGCTTCTCAAATATTGCTTTCTCAATCGCCGTATTTCCTGTAAACATATAAATATTTACAATTGGAGAAACTTGACCATATCTTAATACTCTTGCAATTGCCTGCTGAGTTTTACCATCATTCCAGAAAAAATCAAGTAGAATAACAGTATTACTTGATTGTAGATTTAGTCCTTCAGCCCCAATATCATATGTCAAAAGCAGGATATTACCACAACCTTTACTAAAATCGTCTAGAACTTTAAATCTTTCTTCCGAAGACATATTAGAAGAAATAGTAAATGTCTTGCGATCCTTTGGTAGAAAATCTCTAAAAATTGTCAAGCATTTACGAAAACTTGAGAATATAACTATATTTTCGGTTAGATGCTTGTCGACAACTTTCAAAGCCTCCTTAAATCTTGTGGATTTAATACAACTGTCATTATTCAACCAATCACTTAGACCCTGTTTCTCCAATTCAAGAACTAATTTTTTAGATAATACAGATTTTGTGTTTTTGAGTGGAAGAACAGGGCAAACCAATGACTGTCTTAGATAGCACAATAATGTCAGAAGAACGCTTGATAGTTCCTTTGTTTTTTCTTTGTTTTTCATTGCCTTTGCCTTTTGTTTCTCTGATTCTAACATGTTGAAAATAATCTTCATAGATTTGTAAATAACCTCTTCTTCTTTTGACAAATTATGAGATATAATTTGTTGATTCACTATCGGTTTAATAAAGCTCGGATTTTCTTTTCTTTGAATAATAGTCTCATCGAATCCTCTAAATAATGAACTATCAACAAATTTCTTAGCACCAGGAATATTATTTGGAAAATCAGAATCCTGAATAATTACATAATAACCAAGAATACGTTCAATTATAGGTTCACTAAACATCGTTCCGCTTAGAACCCATCGATAATGAGAACAAATTGCACCCATCGCTTGACATCGAATGTTATTGATATTCGTGTATTTCTGAACCTCGTCAACTACTAAACCACTCCACTTTGTAGAAAAGATATTTGCTATACCAATCTTTTTTGAAAGAAATGGATATTGAACTTTATCCTTTCGATAACATTTTATATAATGTTGATTAAATTTACCCTCGTTTTGTATTACTTTTTTTGTAAATTTATCCTCAATATTGTATTCTTTGTAGGCTTTGGTTAGAACTTCAGGTGTTGTTAAAATCAACTTTGTTTCTGATTGAATCTGAAAGCTTTCAATGTCACTCATGTAATTCTTATGTAAAACTTCGAATTTTAGCTCAGATCCAAAGAATTTCTTAATTTCATAAATCCAAGACTCAATCAATGTCTTAGAACAAACGACAAGAATGGGAACATTTAATCCGAGCTTTTCTTGTTGGCGAAGAGATAGGACAATACTTATAATTGTCTTTCCATACCCCATAACAAGACTCAATCCGCCTGAACCTTTCCTAATACATTCGCGATAAACTTCCAATTGACATTTCGTAAGTTTTGATTTCGGGTTTTCCATGTTTTTCAAAAAAAATAATTTTTGTACTAAAAAAAAAATATTTTTTCAATTTTTTTTAGGGGAAAAACTATTCCAGTCGTAATTTATTATTTTCAAATGGCGACACATTGAGTTATTGAACTCGATTTAATCGGACTAGTTTTACCAACTGGACATCTATTAATATCACTTCCGCCCCCACAATAATAACCTATTGGACATTGAATAGGATTTCTATTACCCAAATTTGGACAGTATGATCCCTTTAGACAAGGTAAATATCTATTACTAAAACTACAATAATCTTCTTTCAAACAGCTTCCCGGACAATAGTATCCAATAGGGCAAATAATTAAAGTTGTAGGTGTTGGACAATAATATCCTTCTGGACAATACGTTGGTTCAGTCATATTACTATCAGGACAATATGAACCAGTTGGACATGTTTTTATCTCACCATTTGAACAAAAATTACCAGGATTACTTAAACAAGGTTTTAAAGATGATAAAAATAAACCTAAAACTGAACCTATGACTATAAGAAAACAGACAACTATTATTATTACTAATTTTTTTTTATTAAATGAAAATGTCATTTATTAAAAAAAAAATATATTTGTGATAATAAAAAAAATAATGAGTTTAGAAATTTTATTAATTATACCTTTTGCATTTTTTATATTTTTTATTATAATGTCCATGTATAACAAAAAATGTAAAAAATCAAATAAAAAGACAAAAGCTCGAAAAACATGTGGTGAAAATTTTGAACCACTTAAAGAAAATTTTGAATTTAGAGAAGATTTTAACCTATCTGTGGATGATTATTCTTGCAGAGATAAAGCTATAATCTGTCCAACTGGAGGATATTGTCCATCAACCGGAATGACTGGTCCATTAAGATGTCCAATAGGTTCTTATTGCCCTGTATTAGGTTTATCTACTCCAACTCAATGCGATGTAGGTTATTACTGTAATTCAACCGGATTATTTTCACAAACAATATGTCCAGTCGGATCATACTGTCCAACTACGACTGGAGCCCCTACGTTATGTTTATCCACTAAATACTGTCCGACTGGAAGTTCTTCCCAGGTAAATTGCGCAGCCGGTTCTTTTTGTGCGACCCCATCTACACAAGTTAGTTGTTCTTCAGGTAACTATTGTCCATCTGGAAGCACTTCTCAAGTGCAATGCGCGGCAGGTTCTTTTTGTGCAACTCCATCCACACAAGTTGTTTGTTCAGCTGGTACTTTTTGTCCAGCCGGAAGCACAGGTCCATCATCATGCCCCGCAGGTTCTTTTTGCGCAGCTGGTGTAAGTTCCGCAACTCAATGTCCTGCTGGTACTTTTTGTCCGGCTTCAACTGGTGTCGCAACTTCATGTACATCAACTAACTACTGTCCCGCAGGAAGTTCTTCACAGACTCAGTGTGCAGCTGGTTCAGTTTGCGCAACTCCTTCTACACAAGTTGTTTGCTCTGCAGGAACTTTTTGTCCTGCTGGAAGCATTACACCAAGTCAGTGCCCCGCAGGTTCTTTTTGTGCAGCTGGTGTCAGTTCCGC